GCGAATATTTACATGCTTTAGCTATAGCAGTAAATACTTTGCCAGACAGGTCTTTGTCATTTCAAGTGGTTTTTACTGGGTGTGAAATAGATGACATGGAGGATGCTCCTAATGTCCATGGTGGGGCTATGTGGGCTAGGATGCCTATACAAGCACTCGTGGCTGATATACCACTAGATGAATCTCCTGAACCCATGGAAGACCATCTAGCTCAACCATGGGATTGTTTAAGCCATCACCACTCAGTGGTGGTTATGGATAGGGTTAGTTCTTCTCCTTGGATATGCAAAATAGGTGGAGAGTTTTACACTGGCAAATATATGTTTACAGTAGATTACACTGATAATTCAATAGCTGATGACCCGGCTCAACATAAACAGTCACATGTGTTATATTTAACAGATGCTGGTGAATATACTGGTAACTTTGTAGCCTTACCCAACAATAGGGTTCGAGCAACAAACCCAGCATTATGGAGAGTAGGTGAAGGTGCTCCAGACTTTATGCCTTCACAGTGGACACACTCAGCAGAACAACATGAGAGTTATATGGACCCAAACATTACATTTAATAATCTGTATAATGAAGAGGAGTAAAGATGGCTGAATTAACTATTGCACAGAAAAGAAAAATGGTACAACAGCTTAAAAAAGCAGCAAAGATGCACGCAGCTCAAGCTAAGACTATTGAGAAAAGCATCATGGCTAAGAAGAGAAAGTAATGGCGACAAGTAGTAGCAAAAATTTTGAGCCTGATGTTGCAGAATATATAGAAGAAGCTTTTGAGAGGTGTGGTATAGAGTTAAGAACTGGTTATGACCTGAAAAGTGCCACTAGAAGCTTGAATATCATGTTAGCTGAGTGGGCAAATAGGGGTCTAAATCAATGGACTGTGACAGAAAAAACAGTTGCTATGGTTAAATCCTCTGCTACCTACAATATAGACAGCACTAATTCTACAGCTCCTATTGATGTCTTAGATGTATTTATAAGAGAAACAACTGGTTCAGAAACCACTGACATACCACTAAGCAGATTAAGTAGAGCTCAGTATTCACATGTCACCAACAAAACCAGTGAAGGCAAGCCAAACCAATTTTTTATTAATAAACAGCTTTCTCCAACAATAACAGTTTATCCAGTGCCTGATAAATCTAGCACATACACTTTATACTTAAATGTGCTTACCAGAATGGATGACGCTGATTCAGCTACAAACACTATGGACATGCCTTTTAGATTTTTTCCTTGTCTCACAGCTGGGCTTGCATATTACATTTCTATGAAAAGAGCACCTCAACTTACAGGACAGCTTAAAGCAATATATGATGAAGAATTTGACAGAGCACTGTCTCAAGATGAAGAAAGAAGTTCCTTTCACATATCACCTAATCTTAGAAATTATAACAACGCATAATGGCTTTTGCTTCTAACAAAAATGCTTATGGAATCTGTGATTTAACTGGTTTCAGGTATAAACATAAAGACCTTAGAAGAACTTGGGATGGCTTATTGGTAGGTAAAGACCAGTGGGATGCAAAACATCCACAACTCATGCCTAAACCATCACCAGTAGACCCTGAAGCCATAAGAGATGCAAGAATAGAAAGCAAAGAAACCAACAATTTTTTTACTGTATATACCAATGTTGGTGATGGTAAATTGGGCACACAGCTCACTTCATTTGAATTGACAGCAAGCATAGGAACAGTCACAGTAACAACATGAGTTTTACACTATCTACATTAAAAACAGCTGTACAAGACTACTTACAAGTTTCTGAGACAGCATTTACAAATCAACTGCCAAGATTTATACAAGAGTCAGAAGATAGAATATTTAGTTTAGTGCAACTGCCTTTTCAAAGAAAAAACGTACAGGCATCACTTACTGTCGATAATAGATTTTTAGCAACACCTACAGATTTTTATGCACCCTTTAGTTTGGCTGTAATAAACAGCAACACATACGACTATTTAGACTTTAAACACCCATCTTTTATTAAAGAATATGCACCATCATCTGCTGCAACTGGACAACCAAAATATTATTCTCAGTTTGATGATACTTCTTTTGAGCTTGCTCCAGTTCCAGACTCAGCATATACTATTGAATTACATTATTTGTATAAACCAGCCTCTTTAACGAGTGGTAGTGACAGTGGTACAACAATACTTAGCAGCGATTATCCTGATGCTTTATTGTATGGTACTTTAGTAGAAGGAGCTGTCTTTCTGAAAGAACCCCCTGATGTCATTGGTCAATTTGAGGCTAGATTTAAGGAGGCAGTAGGCAGAATGAAAAACTTATCTGAAGGTCGTGGCACACGAGATGAATACAGATACGATCAGTTGCGAACTGGTGTATCTTAATGCAACCCATTGAATCATTAGAAGGCAAGAGAGTTGCCTTAGTTGGACTTGGCATATCACAAGTTGATTTTGCTGTTGGTTTACAGAATGGCAAGACATGGGATGAAGTCTGGACAATAAATTCAGCAGCAGCTGTATATGGAACAGACAGAATGTTTATGTTAGACCCAGCAAGCAGATTTTTTGACAGCAATGATGCTGGTAAACAAACCAATGCTTTGACAAGAATTTTGCCAACAGCTGACTATCCTATTTACACCTGTGAATTAGATGAGCGAGTGCCTAGTGCTGTGGTATATCCAATACAAGAAGTTTGCAATGCTACTAAGTGTGCCTATCTAAACAACACAGTAGCGTATGCCATAGCTTTTGCTCTTTACAACAAAGTAGGTGCTCTTGATTTGTATGGCATAGATTTTTCTTACAAAGAGAATATGCACTTTGCAGAAGCTGGTAGAGCTTGTGTCGAGTTTTGGATATGCAAGTGTATGGAAGCTGACATTATAGTTGGTGTTAGTGCTAGATCGACAGTGTTAGATTCTAATGTTGTAGCAACTGACAGACTTTATGGTTTCCATAGATTAGACAAACCATTAGTCGCTGTACCACACGAAGGCAAGTGGATAATAGAACCATTTCAAGACATAGATAAGAAGTTAGCAGAACATGGATTAGTATTGCACAAAGAAGAAGAACCACCTGAACCATACAAAGGATGACAGATAGTTTTATAAAATTAGGACAAGTAGGTGTGCACACCACACAAAACAAAGGACATGACCCTGAGTTTTGGGCAGAGCAAGCTACTAAGAAAATATGTGAAGTTTCTTTGGATGCACCAGAGCATGTAAAACAACAGGCTTTGGCTTTTCAAAATCAAGTTTATACTGTAATCTTACACTCTATAAATAATGCAATAAATTCTAAAAATGTGACGTATGTGAATTTATTAAGGCAACAAGGTCATGATGACATGGCTAATATAATAAAGGAGCTTTAAAAATGGCGATTACATCAGCAATAACCACGAGTTTTAAACAAGAGATACTTGTAGAAGGACACAACCTTACAAATGGAGCAGACTCCATTAAATTGGCTTTGTACACCTCCTCTGCAACATTAGGGGCTGGAACAACAGTTTATGTAACAACTGGTCAAGTGACTGGTACAAACTATACTGCTGGTGGAAATGCTCTAACTAATGTGACACCTAGTACGTCAGGCACTACAGCAATAGTGGATTTTGCAGACTTAACATTTGGTACAGCCACAGTTACTGCTAGAGGTTGCTTGTTATATAACAGCACTAATGGAAACAAAGCGATAGCTGCTATTGATTTTGGAGGAGATAAGACAAGTACAGCTGGTGACTTTACAGTCGTCTTTCCAGCAGCCAGTGCTACAGCTGCCATCATAAGAATAGCTTAAACTTAATTTTGAAATGGTAGAGTTAGATAATGCCACTGACAAAATTTACATTTAAGCCGGGAATCAACAAAGAGCAGACTGACTATGCTAATGAAAATGGTTGGGTTGATGGAAACCTAGTCAGGTTTAGAAAGGGTGGCGTAGAAAAACTAGGTGGTTGGACAAAAAAAAGCTCTGACGTTATACAAGACACACCAAGAGCTTTGCATAGTTGGATTTCTCTAGGTGGTGCTAGATATTTAGGAGTTGGCACAACATCAAAATACTACATAGACAGTGGTAATAATTACAATGACATAACACCTATTAGGGCTACAACCACTGATGGCATAACTTTTTCAGCAACTGACGGTTCATCAGTAATTACAGCAACTGATTCTAGTCATGGTGCTGTTGTAGGCGATTTCGTTACTTTGTCAGGTGCTGCTACATTGGGTGGCAACATCACAGCTGCTGTTCTTAACCAAGAATACAAAATTACAGGTGTTCCCAATGCAAACACTTACACTTTTACTGCTGTAGATACAAGTGGAACTACTGTCACAGCAAATAGTAGTGATAGTGGTAATGGTGGCTCAGGCGTTGATGGTGTCTATCAAATAAACTCTGGACTTGATGTGTTTGTACAAGCCACAGGTTGGGGCTCAGGAGCTTGGAGTGCTGGTGGCTATGGCTCTACTTCTGCTCTTACAGATACTGGTCAATTAAGACTATGGACACATGATAATTTTGGAGAAGATTTAATAATAAATCCACGAGGTGGTAGCATCTTTAGATGGGTAGAAAATAATGGTGTATCAACTAGAGCTGTAAGCCTATCAGGAACCACAGGAGCTAATTTAGTACCAACCAAAGGTCTACAAGTTATTACCTCTGAGACAGACAGGCATCTAATAGTTCTAGGTGCAGACCCTATTAGTAGTGGTTCAAGAACAGGGAGTATTGACCCTATGCTGATAGCTTTTAGCGATTCAGAAAATGCTCTTGAGTTTGAGCCTTTGACCACAAACAGTGCTGGTGATGTGAGACTGTCTAGTGGCTCCACCATTGTGGGTGGTCTAAAATCTAGGCAAGAAGTTTTAGTTTGGACTGATACAAGTCTTTATAGCATGGCTTTTATAGGACCTCCTCTGACCTTTTCAGTCAATCTGATAAATGAAGGTGCTGGTCTGATAGGACCTAAAGCTGCTGTGAACTCACCTACTGGTGTGTTTTTTATGTCAAAAAACGCATTTTATTTTTACAATGGCTCTGTACAAAAATTACCATGCTCAGTACAAGATTATGTCTTTTCTGATTTGGATAGAGCTCAAGCCTACAAATGTCACGTTTCTACTAACACTGAATTTTCAGAGGTATGGTTTTTCTATCCATCTTTAGAAGATGGTACAGGCGAAATATCAAGATATGTAATCTACAACTACGAAGAAAACCTTTGGAGTATAGGAACTTTGATTAGATACGCTTGGTTAGATGCTGGTATAGAGAATAAACCAGTAGCATCAGGCAAAGACTCATCAAAGAGTTATCTATATTTGCACGAAACAGGTTTTAACGATGATGAGAGTGCCATGGATGGTGTATTTATAGAATCAGCTGACATAGATATATCTGATGGTGAAAACTTTGCTTTTGTTAAAAAAGTGATACCTGATGTCAAATTTGACAGTCAAACAGGTACATCGCCTTCACCAGCAATGAATATTGTTGTCAAAAAGAGAAACTTCAATGGTGAGAGTCTAACCACAGATTCGACCACACAAGTGACCACAACATCTACATTTTCTAGTTTAAGAACAAGAAGTAGGCAATTAGTGCTTAGGTTTGAGTCAGATGATGACAATACAGCAAGCAGAAAAGACTACAGATGGAGACTTGGTGCAACAAGACTAGATGTACAACCTTCAGGGCGTAGGTAGTGGGCAAATTACTTGAAACCAGACTACCAATAGCTCAAGGTAACATGGTGTCTATAGACACTTTCAATAGGTTGGTTCGTATTCTGGAGATAAACTTAAACGCACATGACCCAGAAAGAGTAAAACATTTTAACGCTACAGAAATATCAGAATTGCAATTTGCTACAGGGCAGATTATATTTAACTCTACAGTAGAAGTTCATCAGGCTTTTGATGGTACACAGTTCAGAAATTTATATGAACACAATACATATCTAACTGGTGTTAGTGCTACAATGAGTGTTGGTACAGTGTCAGTTACAATAGGCTAATAATATGGCAAGTAAAGAACTAGAGAGAAGAATAGAAAATTTGATAGGTGCTGGTATGACTCCTAGTGCTGGTATGACTGATGTACAAGGTGCTGGTCGAATGTCAGAACAAGACATGAACATGATGATAGCACAACAAGGTGCTAGACAGGGTATTAGCCCTGTAGAGCAAAGAGCTATGGCTTTTGCCTCTTATTTACAAACGACAGATAGAACTGCACCTGAAGAGGTGGTTGATAACTATGCTATAGGTAACATATCTTTTGATGATGCTATACAGCTATCACAACCCATAGAAGTCATAGACGAAGTGGTTGTCACAGGACAAATGCCAGATATGACCCCTACAACAAGACCTGTAGGTGCTGGTATGCTTACACCATTAGATAGAGCAAAAGTTAGTGTTATGCAACCAGCGACAAGTATGGGCATATACGAACCCAGTGCATCAGATACAAAATTAATGGAGCTACAACAAGCTTTAGAGCAACTAGAAGCACAAAGGCAAATGACCAATGACCCAGAAGAAAAAGAACTTTTGGGCAGAATGATGGAAAATGCTACGACTAAGGCATTTGCACCACAAGCTGATTTAGTAGACCAACTATCACAAGTGGCTGGTGAAGACGACATGATAGCTCATGTTAGGTCAGGAGACATCAATGTTTCTAAGGAGATGTTGGAAAATAACCCAGCCTTAGAAGATGCGATAGAAAACGCTGCTCTTGAAGTAGGTATTGACCCAGAATCAATGGTATATGGCACAGGTATTGCTAGTCTTAACGAAGTTACTGGTGCTGAACAACATGGTTTTTTAAAGAAAATAGCTAAAGGCATAAAGAAAGTAGCTAAGGTCATAGCTCCAGTCGCAGCTGTAGTGCCCGGTCCTTGGCAAGCTCCAGCCATTCTTTATCAAAAAGGTAGGGCAGCTGTTAATTTAGCAAAAGGCGAGGGTGGTATAGGCGACATTATGACTGTCATGGCTGGTGGTAGTCAAAAAGTATTTGGTGATAAGGGTGCTTTAAAATCTATTACATCAGGAGACTTTTTAAAATCTGGTGGTGGTTTTAAAGATGCTCTTAAAGGCATAGGAAGTATTGATGGGAAATTTAAACCTTTGCAGTACGCACAAAACATTGGTAAACAATACAAAGACGACCAGATGCAAGGTTACTTTGGGTTATTAGGTGGTGGAGAACAACAGCTAACTCAACAAGAATACGACCAGATGACACCAGAAGAACAAGCTGCTTACGATGCTTCACAACAGAATCAAGCAAGCAGTCCGTTTAACATAGGTAGAAAAATATTGGGTAAAGGTAACACCCCAGACTTTATTAAAGGTATAGAAGACACTATCAAAGGACAAACAGGACCTACCTCTAACAGTTTATTTGCAAACCTACCTTCTATGCCAACCTTTCGTGACCCAGACACAGGGCAATTAACTGGCATGGGTATGTTGGGTATAGGTGCTTTAGCTACTGGTTTAGGCAAGTTGGCATATGAAGACACTAAGAAACAAAAGGGTGTGCAACTTACACCATTGACTACTATGAACGCAGCTGGCAGATACAATCTTGAGGCTGAGATGGCTAGAAGAATGGGTCAACAAGCTCCTAACCCTACTGAGTTTGGTTTATTACCAGCTAACACAATGCCTCAACTAAGTGGTGGTCAACCAAGACTAGAAGAACAAGTTATGGCAGCAGCACAAGGTGGAGAGGTAGAATATCCAAACAAAGGTTTAGAGGCGTTATCTAAGGTAGCTCCAGATGTAGTTAAAAGAATGGGTTACAACATGGGTGGTCAAGTAATGATGCCAATGAATTACAACATGGGTAGCAGACCTATGATGCCAATGGCTTACGCTGAAGGTGGTAACGTAGCTATGGAAGATTTTGAAAGAATGAATGGACAAATCAATGGTGAAGGCACAGAAACCAGTGATGATATACCAGCTATGTTATCAGATGGTGAGTTTGTCATGACAGGACAAGCTGTAAGAGGTGCTGGTACTTACGACATGAAAAACGATAGTGGCATATTGACTTTAACTCCATCAAACACACCCAGTAGAGATGGTGGTACTGACTTGATGTACAAACTTATGGAGGCTTTCGCTAGTCAAGCAAGACCAGCCTAAAGAAATAACATGGCATTTTTAAGAGATTTAGCAGACAGAGTAAGAGAAAGGGCAACAGCTCCAGCGTTACAAAGACAAGTTCTACCACAAGTAACGCCTCTTCCTAGACAGATTGGTGGCATAGGTTCAGTATTGCCTACGCAAACTATCACACTACCTAACGGACAAACTGTGCAAATACCACAGATAAACATGGAAGAAATAAATGCTAACTTGTTAGCAGCTGGTATAGCTCCTCAAGTTACACAGCCTATTCAACCTAGACGTGACTATTCAGGTATTCCAAGTCCTGATCCTAAATATGCAACTTTTGAAGATTATATGAATAGACCTGAAGAGGAAGTAATCGCTGAACGTATGCCTTCAGGAATGGGATTAGGATTAGGCGAAATGATGACCGCTAAAGAGTTGATAGCTAGAGGTGGAACTCCACAACCTAGAGGTTCAGGTATATTTGGCAAAGGAACACCAACTGTAACAACACCAGCAGTAGAACAACCATTAGCTCCATACACAGGTTCTAATGAACCAGACCCTAATTACATACCTAGCCTGATGAGGCAAGAAACAGGCTTAGATGCACTGACACAACAATTATTGTTTGGTTTAGATGGCGAGGGTGGCTTTATACCCGGTGCTATGCAAGCTGCTGAAAGAACATTTTTCAATCCTGATGGTACACCAAGAGTAGTAGAAGAGAGAAGAGCTGATTTAACTGCTGACCAATTAGCTGGATTAGATTTAGCAAGAAGAAACGTAGGATTACAAGACCCATTCTTAACAGATGCAGAGAGAGCTTATAGGCAAGGTGTCACTGATATAGGTCAAGGCATAGAAAGAGGCAGAGGCTTTCAACAGAGAGGACTACAGGAGCTACAGAGTGGTATAGGTGGCTTACGAGGTGAATTAGGTGGTGTAGAAGGTATCGCAAGAGGAGCTGCTGGTAACTTTGGCACACAATTAGGTGGCATAGCTAGAAGAGGCATAGGTGCTACTGACAGATTTGGTAGAAGGCTAAGTGAGTCAGAAAATCTCATGAGAGGCACTACAGGTGCTTACGACCAAGGTTTAACCAGTCAATTCTACAACCCTTTTGAAGAAAGAGTCGTACAACAAACGATAGAAGACGTATTAGAAGCTGGCGATAAACAAGATATGGCTCAAAGAGCTAGGGATATACAGTCTGGTGGTGAGTCTGCATTTGGTTCTAGGGCAAGATTAGGAGCTTCAGAGCGAAGAGAATCATTAGGAAGGGGTCTTGCTGAGGCTTTAGGTGGTATTAGGTCAAGAGGCTTCTCAGAAGCTCAACAGACAGGTTTAGGTGAGTTTGCAAGACAAAGACAAGCAGAACGACTTGCATCCTCTGGTTTGGCTGGCTTGTCAGGTCAGAGATTAGGTGCACAGCAAGCTTTGGGAAGCCAGTTGTCTGGATTAGCTGGAGCACAGTTAGGTGCACAACAAAACTTAGGTTCTACACTGTCTGGTTTAGCTGGTACAAGGTTTGGAGCAGCTCAGACTGGTGCTGGTGCACTTAGCAATATGGGTGCTTTAGAAACACAATATGGTCAGACTTTAGCTGATGCTCAGTTTGGTTTAGGTGGCAACCTACAGAACTTAGGTTCTGCTAGACAACAGGCTGGTGCATTTGATGTGAACCAACTGTTAAGTTCAGGTGGTATGCAACAGGCACAGAATCAAGCTGTAATAGACGCTCAGAGGGCTAATCAGCTTACAGCACAAGCTGCTCCTCTTGCTCAGTATCAAGCTTTATCACCATTTATACAGATGGTTCCAAAAGGTTCTTTCCAAACATCAACACAGTTTGCTCCTAGACCTAGCCCAATGATGTCTGGTA